TATCTGAATCACACAGGTGAACTTTGACAATAATATAAGACTTGACTTAAAATTTTTATTCAGTTACTCTTGAATAAGAGTTACCGGTAGCTCTTTATCTCATTTATTTTATAAGGAGCGTGTAAAAATGTACCATGCACATTTTAGGGGAACACACTATGAAGCAGGTTTTCGGTGGGGTTCTTTACTGCTAAAACATCAAAATATAATTTTGGAAAATATTCCGTTTGAAATTACGCAGGAACGGATTGACTACGCGTTATCCTGTCTTCCCGTCTATAAGCAATATTACTGTGAAATTACAGAAGAAATCCAGGGGCTTGCAGATGGACAACATTGCGATGTCCATATTTTACAGGCAGTCTTGTTTAGTATGTACTCCATTCCGCCAGCGTGTAACTGTTCCTGTTTTGGATTCACTACAGGGCAGGAAATCCTGCTGGGACGGAACAGTGATTTTCTGACAGAAATGGAAAAACTAAATATGAATGTGATTTATAGGCTGACCGATGGAGCATATTCTTTTACGGGAAATACAACCGCCTTTGTAGAGGTTGAAGATGGAGTCAACGAACATGGTTTGGCTGTTGGTTTGACATCTGTTTATCCGCGCCAACGCAAGCTAGGATTTAATGCGGGATTGATTCTTAGATACCTGTTAGAAAAATGTCAAAATGTATCGGAGGCGATTTCCTGTTTGTACCAGTTACCGATCGCTTCTGCGCAGACACTGATTTTAGCAGATACATCCGGATCAGTAGCACTTGTTGAATGTAATTCGGAGCGTATACAAACTACAATGTCTTTAAGTAATCATCATTCTTTTGTTTGTGCTACAAATAAGTTCCATCTTACAGAGATGATAGGTTATAACAGTTCTGATATTGACGACTGGCTTGCAGAAACGCGGTTCCAAACTATGTTTTCAGCTTGTCGGGGGAATGAGGACTTTAGTCGGGCATTTGCGAAAAAGCTGTTATCCGGCGATTATGGTTTTCTCTGTCAATATGATAGGGGCACCGGAAAGGATACGGTATGGTCCGTGATTTATGATCTGAAGCGGCATAAGATTTATCGGTGTGAGGGCAATCCAAAGCGGCGACAGTTTAAGGAAGATAACCGTTTTCATTTTTAATGTTCATTCTGGGCATAACAGTAAAGATAAGTATCTGTCACCCATCGGTGATTACAGCAGGAAATCAGAAAAATGGTTTCCTGCTATTTCTTTGCTCTAACGCTGGAAAAGGAGAGAACCTATATTCCCCCATTGGTAACTACCAGATACCATTTTATAGACTTGCCGTCTGGAAACTTTACAGAAGCCATCTTATATTTATCTTCAGACTGTACTCTTTTACAATGATAGTAATAGGCGTTCATTTTTTTGGTAGTCGTTCTCTATGCGAAGCCGTAGATTTTTTCTTTACGGCGCTTGTTTTCTACTTTTAACTTCGCCGGTTGCAAGCGTAGTAATTTATTAATATACTTGCCACCCTTTTTTTGTGTTTTCTTCAAAGCGAGACCGTGAACCGGTCTTATTTTTATGCATAAAATGACAGTGAACGACAAGGAGAGAAGGTAATAAACGATGTTATAAGCAGACAGCAACATGATGAGTTTGACTGCAGGATGCAGGACGGACGTAAGAGAACCATCCACAGACTGAAAGAGGAACGTGACGGAGAAATGTGGCGTAAGGTTAACGGTTATGTGATTACGGCAGTGATCAGAATCGTGACGGGCTATGTATTGAAACTGATTGGAATGTAAAAGGAGGAATGACTTATGGTAGAAGCGATGCAGTTGGATATTTTTAAAATGGTGATGGAGAATCTCAATCTCCTGATTTTTGTGGCAGGGGTCATCTGTTTCCTAACTGTGGTGATTACCCAGGTGACAAAAGGACTGCCGGGACTGCGCAGCATCCCGACCGATTTACAGGTTCTGGTGCTGTCTGTGGCGTTTACCCTGGTGGCGTACTTTGCCTATGTGGATATGACGGGCTTCCCGGTGACATGGTACTTTGTCATTGCCATGATCGTGATCGGATTTGTCCTGGCACTGGTAGCGACCAAGGGCTGGACCTATGTGGCAGATCTATTCTGGAGATTCCAGCACAAGGGGGATGATGCAGATGCGGACGAAGAAGAATAAATTACTGAAACGAGGAAGGGCGGTTGCGTTGGCAGCCGTCCTTTTCTGTACCCTGATTTTGGGGACAATGGCCGTGGTGCCGCCGATCCGGGCGGCGGCGTCCATCAACGGATTACCGATCAACCAGAAGCTTCAGACCATCAATGCGTCCAGCCGGTACGGGAACGGGATCAAGTACATCGTAGTGCATTATACCGGGGCTCCGGGAAGTGCCGCAAACAATGCGACCTATTTTTCAACTGGATACCGTGGGGCGTCCGCCCACTATTTTGTCGGGTATTCCGGAGAGGTCTGGCAGAGTGTGTCTGACAGTCTGGCGGCCTGGTCGGTAGGCGGCAACAAATACCCAGGCACAAAGGGCGGAAGCGTCTATGGGAAATGCACCAACTACAACAGCATCAATATTGAGATGTGTGTAAGGACGTCCGGGAGCCGGAGTGATACGTCCAAGGACTGGTACTTTGAAAACGCCACGATCAACAGCACAGTGAAGCTGGTGCAGGGGCTGATGAAGAAGTACAATGTTCCCCTGTCCCGTGTGGTCCGGCACTATGATGTGGTCGGGAAATACTGTCCGAATCCGTTTGTACTGAACGACGACCCGGTAACATGGAGCTCTTTCAAGAGCATGGTAGCCGGGGACAAAGATCTGCCGCCGGATACGGGAAGTTCCAGTACATCCACAAAACCGTCCAAACCGTCCACTGGAGGATCTGTGTCCGCATCCGGAATCAATGTTCGGTATCAGGCATATGTGAATGGGCAATGGTTGCCGTGGGTGACAAACTATAATAATGTCAGTTCAGACGGCTACGCTGGGATTCCGTGCAGGGCGGTCACCGGACTGAAAGCGTATACAGTTGGCTCCCAGTCCGCAGTTGGAAATTTACAGTACCGGGTACACCTGAGAGGAGGCCGGTGGCTGCCGTGGGTGACGGACGCATCCGGAAAGGCTCCGAATGATTACGCCGGGATCTACGGACACGTCATCGACGGAATCCAGGTAAAGCTTGTCAATAAACCGGGATATCATGCGGAGGTACGAGTACAGCTCACCGACCGAACCGGATGGCTTTCCTGGTCCAGCCAGTACAGCACGGGCGCGGATGCCTACGCCGGGATTTATGGAATTGGGATTGACCGAGTACAGATCCGGATTGTAAAAAATTAAAGAAAGAAGTCATAAGGCGGGGAGAAATCTCCGCCTTTTGCAATACATGGAGGTCAAGAAGATGAATGAATTACAGATTTTCAAAAGTGAAGAATTCGGAGAAGTCCGGACAGTAACTATTAACAATGAGCCGTGGTTTGTGGGTAAGGACGTAACAGTGGCATTAGGGTATGTGGACACAAAACAGGCAATCAGGGTAAATGTAGCCGATGAAGATAAAAAGCATTTGCCTAAGAGAGCATTTGGAGGGTGTACATCTACAACCTCCGAAATTAATAATAACGGGGCGATTGTCATTAATGAATCTGGATTATATGCGCTTATCTTTGGAAGTAAGCTTGAATCAGCAAGGAGGTTCAAACACTGGGTGACAAGTGAAGTCCTTCCAGCAATCCGAAAACATGGCGGATATATGGCAGGGCAGGAGAACATGAGCGATGATGAACTTTTGGCAAAAGCCTTGATGGTAGCACAAAGCAAGATCGAGGAAAACAAAAAACAGATCGAGGAAATGAAACCACATGCCGTACTGGGAAAAGCAATTACAACGGCAAATACGTCAATTCTTGTGGGTGATCTTGCAAAGATTCTAAAACAGAATGGAATCGAAATCGGAGCAAAACGTCTTTTCCAGTGGATGCGGGAGAATGGGTATTTGATTAAACGAAAAGGGACGGACTGGAATTTACCAACACAGCGTAGCATGGAACAAAATCTGTTTGAAATCAAAGAATCAGTGCACATAGACGGGAACGGGTGTAACAGAATTACAAGAACACCTAAAATCACAGGAAAAGGTCAGGAATATTTTATCAATAAATTCCTGATTTAAGAACGAAAAGTTTTTGAAGAATCCCTCCGGGGCATACACTTCGGAGGGAGAAAATATTGTATCATCTTTGGCTTTTCTTTCATCCTAATAATGTTTTCTTATTAATCTTTACATTTTTGTTTGT